AATGGTGAATCTTGTGGTTTTAAAACATTTCCATTTTGATCAAACAGTATATTATTATTGTTGTCTTGTAAATAAGTACTTGCCCATTGTGTTTGTATGTTTTCAGTAAGTGGAAATAAGACTCCATTTTGAAACATTGACACTCTAACCCAGTTTACATAATCATGAGGTAAAACAAACAATAATGAATCATCTAAAGCTAATTGCAATATTTTTATTTCTTTCATTGCATCATAGTTCAACTCTTGTATTCCTCTTTTTGCATGAAATAAAACTTTATATCGCGTGATGTTGTTTATTAATTCATTGTTTCCTTGATACATTAACATAAAATTGTTAACGATTTCATCTAATGTAACATATTGATATGAACCCCAATTTTTATCTTTAGGTGTGCCACCTTCATTTGCATAATATTGATAATCGTTTAAATATGCCATAATCTATATTTGTATTTGATTGTCTTCAACTATTTCTTGTTTTCCAAACTGATACACATCAGCTTCTCTTATTTCAATACCTACATACTGACAAATTTTTGCTACTATACCTGGTTCATCAGATAATGGTAATTCAAAATCTTGATAATCAGCTTGATTAGAATCAAACTCTGGGCTTCCAGAAGTTCCACCAATAGTTTGGTATGTCCATTTAGGTGGTAAAGGGTATCTTACATAATCAGTAATAACCGATCCTGCTGTGCTTATAGTAGTTGGATATACTGTAACAGTATTACCTAGTTGACCTTGTGCAGAATCTGTTGTTGCACCTACAATACCACTTGTAGCACCTCCTAACACATAAGCAGGAAAACCAGTAGTAGGAGCAGTAAGAGGTGAGTTGTTTAAATAAAATATTTTATTTTGATTTACTCGTTCTACTTCTACAATACCAGTAGTATTATATGTAGAATACGTATCACCTCCAGCGCCACCTATAGGAAATATATTGGTGCTTAATGTTAATTGTGTATTACTATCAATACTTACTATAAACGCACTAAAACCAGCATAATCACTAGAAGAAGTTGTGTTTGTAATTATTTGTCCTACTTTCACAACGCCACTGCTAGAAAATTGTGCACCAGAATCAGTTAAAAGATTAGCTACTCCAGCTGCAGTAGTAGATCCACTGTCTACAAAGTTTGGATAATAATTTATTTTATTTATATAATAGTAGTCTGCAGGCAGATTAAACATATTGTTTCCTTGCTTAATTAACCCTTTAGTAACAGAAAAACTATCAATTACTTCTACTAAACTTTTTACTATATCTGCATAACCAGTACCAGACACTCTTTGGTTTTGTTTATTTATCCAATTATTGTATTGATAAAAATAGTCTTCAAACAAATCCATTTGTGCTTGTTGCGAGTACAAATTAAAATCTTGTGGAGATATATATCCATAATTATTCTTGTTTGCAATTGCCTGTACGGTGTTTCTAACTGAATTAATCATTCTAGTTCTTTTTACAAATATAAACAAAAAAAAAGAGGCTCAATTGTTTAAGCCTCTTCTTAATTTAAGTGTAATAGATTAAACTATGCCCATGCTTTTTCAACTTGAGCAACACCTGTAACTGGATATTTTGGTGTCAAAGTGAAAATAGGTCTGTTCCAGCTTGTAGCTAGTGCATCTTCAATAGCCTCTACGATGCTACCAATTTGCTCTTTCTTTTTAGCTGTATCATCTGCTGTTGAAGCAGTTAATGTAACACCTATAACCTCACTTACACCAGTTGCTGTATGACTTACTAAATCATATAAAATGTCTACAGCACCAGTTGCTGATCCTTGTTCTACTGTAAGAATGTGATTAACATTAATTAAATAATCTTGATCACTTACAGTTACTTTTAAAAATTTTTCCATATCTTATAAATTTATGGGGTTAAACAATTATACAAAGATAAGTATTTAATTAACTCTTTTTTAAGCGATTTTTAAGTAGCTTATATATTTCAACACCATCATCTGATTGAAAAAACGAACCAACAATCCAACTAGCATCTTCTCCGAAAGGAACAGATATTAATCTTTTTTTATTGTTAGGAAGGTTATAATAAACCTCTTTACCATTGTTTCGTGTTTGTAAGAACCCAGCTTTAAATATTTGATAAACATCATCTTGTAATTGTAACATTGGATCGTTTATCGTGTTAATAAAGTCTTCTGGATTATTCTTTGAGTATATTAACAAATCCCTTTTTAACTCTGGAATAGTCATGTTGTCAACCACATTACCTAATAAAACTCTAGATACTTGTAATAATTTCTGAGTATTACTAGACAGTTCTTTTGCTATTATTTGAGCTTCTAAAACACTTTCTGCATCTGAAAGCTCATCTAATGCATCTTGCTCTTTATTAACCTCTACAAACACTTTCCCATTACCAGGATGATAATGTAAAAACTCTTGTAGTACTTGGTCTTCTTTTTGAGCTACTAGCATACCATCATCGAACACTATAGGTTCGAGAATTGCATTACCGTCTTGTTGGTCTTCAAATGGACTTTTTTGATTTCTTGCGTATCTTAATGGTCTATTAATTCCTTGTTCTTCATCAAAATATAACAAAGGAGATCTTTGAGAATGCCTTGATGATAACATGTATGAGAGAGGTGCTTTGTTACCAGTAAGCTTATATATTTTAGTAACGTATTTTGCTTTTTTTTTCATTTTATTTAATTTAATTTAATTTAATTCCAGTAAAAAATAAATATTACCCCCACCGAAGTAGGGGTAAAATTTACAATAATATTAGTCCTTAAAAATAAAGAAGTTGTTTGCACCTAAAGTACATACAGCTCTTTCACTTAAGAAATTGACTTCCATCGCATCTAAGTCAGAAGTTCTTGCACCACCAGCTGAACCAGTTATCCAAGTTTTGTATCTTCTATCTTCAGTTTCAGAAGCTCTATATCTAACGTGTAAGAATGGTCTTTTAGCATTCTTTCCTAAGATTTGATCGTAAACTGTTGTTGATCCAGCAGGAACTAAAAGTCCATTTACTGCACCACCAATAATTCCACCTCTCATTGTAGGATCATTAAGATATTTCCAGTCTGACTTGTAAAAATCATAACCTCTTCTAAATCCTGTAAAACCAAGATTTAAAGCCATGTCTTTATCATTGTCAAATAGACCATATGATGTACCACCACCTCCATAAGAGTTTTGTTGTGCTAACATATCATCAATATCAAATGAGAAATTTCTGTTTAAGAAAATAACATTTTCTTCAATAGCTCCTTGCTTGTCTAGTCTTTGTATAACACTATCAAACTGAGCTAAACTAGTTGGATTACCTCCACCAAAAACATTACCTCTATTTTCAACAACATAGAAGATACCATCAGAACCAGATTTCTCTGCTGCTGCTGCACCACCTGCTGCTAAACCTTGCAGATAATTACCTGCATCTGAACCTGCTTCTGCTGGAACTGCTTCCACCATAGCTGTTTCTAAATAATCTTCAAATCTAAGTCTTGTTTCGTGCTCAGATTTAAGATACCATAAATATCCATTAGCTCCGTTTTCAGACTGGATTTCAATCCAACCGATTTGAGCCATATCAGAACCAGACACTTCATACTTGTCTTTGATAATAATAGGTTTGTTTTGAAAGATAAAATCATCTGCTTCATTTGAACCAACCATTCCGTTTGTTCCTTTTGCAAATTCAGAACCATAAATAAAACAATCTATAGAACCTGAAGTGAACGCAGGCATACCTGCTGCTTCATAAAATCCTACACTGAAAGTTCTAGCTCCTGCTCCTGCTCCAGTAGGTGCTACAGTTACAATTCCTTTAGCTGATAGTGTAGATCCTGCTACAGAAGAACTTAACATTACTGTTTGTCCTGCTCTAAGAGCTGCCAAATTTGGCGAAGCTAATGCTGGATTAAAATCTGCCGCTGGAATAACGAATACTGCTGTATCAGAAGCTGCTGCTGATGCTGTTGTTAAACCTGTGTATTTATTGTGTAACCTTCCTTGTTCTGCCCATTTGATAAGATCAGAGTTAGAAGGCATTTCAGCGCCTACCATTCTTAAGAATGATGCTACTGTTCTATTCCCGTATCTTTCGAATTCTTTTTCGTAAGTGTCAGGAAGATATTGCTGTAACCAAGTAAAGTCTGCCGAAGACAGATAATTAGTTGATACAGGGACTTGTTGTGAACTCGGTTGTAAATCGAATCCGGGTACCGCTTGTACTGCCATAATAATTTAAATTTTTAATTTGTTAAACTTTTTTTATACTTCTAATTTTAAGTCCTCTTCCGCTATTGGTATCTCCTACAGCCCTTATTCTCATACCATCTTTTGTGACAGTTTGTTGAGCAGCGTTTCTAATGTCCATGTTTATGTTTTTAGATTTTCTAGAAACATTATCCACAGTTGCCGAAACACCTTGGTCGTAAAAAAATTGAGCAAATTTCTCAGGGTTCATAGCTACTGCTAGTGAACGATGATATCCCTTAGGATCAGACACAAGACCTGTGTTTTTGTCTAAAAATTTGTTAACCCAATTGTTAACATCTCCTTGTACATTTTTAAGCTCTTCTGCCGTTCCTGGTTTAAAAGTTATATTATTATCTCCTACATTAAATTCAAAACCTTTGAATTCATTGTTAAAAACCTCATTAGTTTTTTGATGGAAATAATCAAATTTCTTTTGATTTTGCTCCTCAATAGATTTAGATTCTTTAAGATAACTTTCATAAGCATTTAAATTTTCTTGTTGATCGTTAGATAATTGATCCCCACTTGACTCAAGAGGCATTTTATATTTATCTTTCTGCTCATTCAAAAACTTTTTCGCTTTCGCAAGTTCTCGTTTTTTTGCTAATTTTTTCTTCTTAATATCTCGTGGCTCATCTAGTTCTT